CCCAGGGTATCGGGATCATGCGACCGTTTGCCATCGCCAGTGTGATCGGCTTTTTTGCCAATATCCCGCTGAACTACGCGTTTATCTATGGCAAGTGGGACTTCTGCTGATTGGTAGAAACTTATCTGATACCAGTTTAGCTATCTGTGGCAATGTTAGATTGTCTGCTCTGCCTTGTTCTATCAAGTTGCCAATTCTTGTAGCCATCCTCTCTGTAATACCTGCTAAGATCAATTGCCTGCCTGTGAAATATTGATTAACTACAGCTTCAAAGTCCACGCTTCTACCAAATACAAAAGCTTCTTCTGCCTTACGCATAACTTCATATTTACCTTCATTTTCTTTATAAACAGCTTGAAATATTTTTTTATATTGAGTCAGCATCAACGGATAAAAATCTTCATTAAGTGATTGCACAGCAGTTGTAGGCTCATAAATCCCATATTGTTTGTATAAGTGCATATGAACATTAACAAATTTTCTGAAAAGCGTGTTGAGGTTTCTGAACAATCTTTTTTCAAGATTATTTCTTAAGATTAATTGCCTTCTAGCTTCAAGCCGAGCATTTATTCTGCCCTGTCTAAAGGTATTAATCCTTTTGCGATTTAATCGCATTACAGTTTTCTAAGAGTGGCGAACCTGTGACCGACTATAACATCTGATGGCTCACCACCTTGATATACTCTTATTAGTGCTGCTGGATTATCTGCTGTAGCGTTTAGTATGAAACTTGTTTCAGGAATTGGTAACTTCCCTTCTCTGACAATCTTGGTGATCTTGCCTCTAGCTCTGCCACCTGAACTGTTCCATGAAACCATATCGCCGACTTTGAGTTCGTCAGCTTCTGCCTTTTTACCTTCTTCTCTTTCTATTTGATTTCTCACTTTTCTTGACCAAGAAAAACCAGCATCACCACCCCACAATGCCCATGCAATTCTTCCTGCACTGGGGTAACCTTCTTCACCTTGACTGAATCCTTGCCCCTGCTTGTCTACTTCATGTCGGCTGAAAAAACTGAACATACGCTTAACAGTAGATATAGATAACCTTTCTTTATTCATTAGTTGGTTTGCCCTTGCGACTCCAACGCTTGTGCCACCTCTTTTATATTTTCTACGCCATTCTAATCCTCTTGCAGCTTCTTCTGCCATTGAGTTAGTTGGTACTGTGTTGATATCAGACAATGCTTTTTCTTCTTCTAAGAGTTCTAGTATTGCTTTGTCAGTTTCTTCATCATCATAATCTTCTAAATCTTCTTCGTTGATTGGGTTCTCAGGCTTCTCTACACCTTCGTCACCAAGTGGGAATAAGTTAGCTGATATATATAAATCATCTGCACCATCTAATGGCTCTAGACCAATTTTTTCTCTAGCTTCGTTTCTTGTCATTATTCCTTCTCGTACAGCAGAGGTAACATTCTCATAAGTTTTTCTAACTCTCTCTGACAATGCTGGAATAGAATCAATATCAAACTCTAATTCAAGACGATCATCAAACAATGGCACTAACCACTCATTGAGGTCTGATGCGATCTTTCTTAAATGCGGAATGATTGTTTCTTCATATAAAGCAAGTCTTGCTTCTGCAACATTAGAATATGTTTGACTGTCAGGAACGCCTACTAACTGGCTAGGTACACCAAAGCATAGAGCAATATCTGTGGCACTCATATGTTTTAGGGTTGCGAAGTCCATATCCTTGGGACTAAGACCCATTTCTTTCCAATCAAAGTCTCCCTCTAATAACATAGGTCTGCCTGCATTACCTGCACCACTGAATCTATTGTTTAGGTCTGTAAGTAGTTGTTGCCTTTGTGATTCTGTAAGGTTAACAGCAAAGCCTGCATCATCTTGTGGTTTGAAAACAACAGCACCACTTGGTCTTGCACCATTTTGTAAAAGATTGACATTGTGCTTGCTAGCCATGTTGAATTGATCTACCTCAACTGCTGCTGCACTTAACGGACTAAGACCATAATAATCATCTAGTGGATGCCATAGTTTAATGTGTTTGAGTTCGCTAAAGCCGTTCTCTTGATCTATAAGATATGTGTGAGCCACCCTACCATTGACCATGTATTCGTATTTCTCAGGTATAGGCTTACCACTGCCTTTAATATTTATGCGATCAGGTCTTAATTGATGCAGTTCTTTTGGAGCACCCATGTCGCTACCAGTCTTGAGAATGTAAGCATTACCACTTAACAACACATATCCAAATAAACTGCTAAAAAATTCACTGTAAGATTGCAATGGGTTAGGTCGCATAAGAAGATCAATCAAGGGATGTTCTTCTATGATTTGATCGCCTACTTTAAGAACAAAAGGAACAGCACTTGCACCTTTACTTATCTCATTAACGCATCTATAAACAATAGCGTTCTTTAGGTAGCCTTCTTTTGCTAGGTCTTGGTATTTGTAGGTTTTAGCTTCTTCGGTACCAACACCAAAATAACCCATCATGTTTGAATTTTTTTGTTCAACAGGTTTAGTGTTAAACAGTCTTTGAAAAAATGTTTGATCTGCCATTAGCTTATTCTCCAGTTTACATCACCTTTTGATCTGCTTAGTTCAGTTATACCCCAAACTAATGCATCTAATCTATCAGGACTTGGTCTTGTTTCCCCTATATAGCTACACATTTGTGATTCTAATTCAGGAAAATAACCAATATGATGAACTCGCCTTTGCTCATAAAGTGCTGCAATAGGTTCTGCTCTGATAAGCTTACCTCTTGTCGCTCTTACAGACCTGTAAGGAATGTTTAAATCCATTCCCCTTAATAGTCTTTCCACCAAATCGCCACCATTATTTGTTTCTGCTACTATTCTATCTGCATCCCAGTCATAATAACAATTTATGGCTTTTTTTGCCCAAGCATCAGGCGAATATTTACCTGTTGCATCTTCAAGTACATAATACTCATTATTGTGGTCTTTGCCAACTACCACAATGCCAGTCTCATCTGAGTCCTCGTTGTTTGTAACTGCGGGATCAATGGCTACAATTATCTGCTTTAATTCTTTTTCTGTATCTTCAGGTAGTCTGGCTTCATCTATAAGCGAACTTGTCCATAAGGCACCTTCAAGATTCTCTATTATTTCTGCATATAATTCTTGTCTACCTAAAGTTGTGCCTTCATATTTTTCTCTCAACATAGCTAATGCACTATCTGCTAAATTGGCTTCATTCTCAAAAGTGCTGCCTGTTGTTACGGCAACATCTTCTCTTGCAACCAAGTCTCTTATAATTTTAGTTGGTTTAGGCGTGGTTGTAATAATACATTGTGGGTTGTCGCCGAGCCTTAATCCAAACATCAACTGATCAAAAGCTTCAGGGTATCTCCAAGCTGCCACTTCATCACACCATGCTCTATGAAACTGAGGTCCCCTTAACCTCTCAGGCTCTGATGCAGCATAGCCTACTATTTTTGAGCCGTTGTGTAGTCTTATTTCACTCATGCTTGATGAATAACCTTTAATGTTTTTTGACTCAGATAAACATTCTCTAGGGATTATATTAACTAAACCACTAGGACCACCGAAACAAACTCTCCGCAAATCCCCTGCCGTAGGAGCAACAACTGCACATATTGTATTAGGGTTTCTGAGTGCATATAAAGCTATGTCTTGTGCACCTGTCCTAGTTTTTCCCCAGCCACGACCAGCCAATATAAGCCATATATAATGTGGCGTTTCTTTTGGTTGTAGCTGTTTGACTCTAGCAGTTTCTAACCAATCAGTGCGTAACTCCATTGCCTTGGCTTCTGCGTTGTTCTTCAACTGAGTCAAGGAGTTCCATAGCTCTTCTGAAGGCGTCTGTGTTTTCTGTGAATTTAGCATCTATATTGTGTGTAGCTTCTCCTAAAGCAAGTTTAGTTATCCTTTGTGCAATTGATACTGCGTTTGCCAATGATGTAATATCGTTTGCCTTTAATGATTTTTTTCCATTCTGCATAGCGACACTGTTTTCTTGTATCATTATTCCTACTGTAGTGAATAAACCTTTCGCTAATGAAATAGTGGTGTTATCAATTTTTATTGATTCAGATGATAGTTTTTTTATTCTTTCATCATCTAGCTTTCTTTGGAACTCAGCTCTAAATTGATCTTTTTGCACTTTCCACTTCTCATCCCTTGCAGTTCTGTAGAGTGTAGATTGTGCCACTTTATATTTTGCAATTAAATCATCAAGTGTTGGGAATAATTTATCGTAACCTTCACCAGTGCCTTGCACAAAATCATTCCTGATCTTCGCTTTGATAGTCTCCGTAAGTTTATTCTTAGATGTTTTTTTGTTCATAATTTCTTAAATATTACCAGTATAGTATTCCAAAAACGCTTTTAAAACAAAGAAATTGATCAATATTAGTATAAATATTCCATTAAGGGGTTTACATTATTAGAAAAATGATGATAATGAATATATTAATTGATAATTTAGAGGTAAATAAAATGACAAACTTAAACTACAATCAAGCTATAACCAAGTTCAATACTAGGGTTAAATCACAAATACCACAATACGATAAAGTTGCATCTGAAGAAAATAGTTCAGAGCGTATGGGTGGTTGGTTGATACGCGACATCAATAACATGATCATCGGTTTCGTTGATAATCGTGGTGGTGTACAAGTTCATGATTATATTGATGCATCTAAAGCATCGTAACAAAGGAGCAAATAATGAATAAAGAATTAATAAATAAAACAGTTGAAACTGAATTAAACAGATTCGGTATGCGTAAATACACTCAAGGTACATTTTTAATAAGTTATTTTATGTATGGTGGTACAGAGGTAGATGGTCACTTTATAGAGGGTAATGGTTGGGATCTTTATCCGAGGTTTGCCGATGGTATGAGGACTTACGACTATACACATTCAAAAGAGTGTTTGGATATCGCTAAAAAATATGGACATACACATTATCAGCTAGTGAAAAAAATGTACTTAGATGCTGCAGATGGTAGTGGTTGGATGGATATGAACAAAATAGTCAAAGGTAAATTCGTTGATACTTTCGGTGTCAAGGTTGATTACAAATCTTTGCAAGCTAACTAAAGCATCTCATGTCAATAGAATGTTTAAATCAAGCTCTAAAGGTAAAAGGTCTTACGCCTACGAAAAAATTCATATTAGTCATATTAGGTAATTATGCTGATGAGAAGGGTACTTGTTATCCTTCTTATCGCCACATCGCTGATATCGTTGGTCTTAAAGATACCAAGGGAGTGCAAAGAGCTATCAAAGAGTTTGAGCAAAAAGGTTACTTAACCATTCAGCACAGGGTGAATGATAAAGGTGCATATACTTCTAACAGATACCACCTTTCACTAGCTGTAGGCTCTGAAACCCCTAGGGGTGATGAAACCCTGAGGGAAGGGGTTCAAGAACCCTATAATACTAAAGATGATACAAAAACTTTAACTATTAATGAAGAAGTTTTAGCTTTTAACGAATTTTGGGAAATATATCCTCGGAAAATTGGAAAGTTCCAAGCTAAGAAGTCTTTTTTGAAATATGATGAAAAACATTACGGGAAAATAATATATGCAACGAAAGTGTTTGCGATAGAAAATATGAATACTGAGGAAAAATTCATACCACACCCAACAACTTACTTAAATCAACAAAGGTATCTAGATTATGTTGATAAGCCTTTAAAAAATAAAACTTTAAACAACCTCGCAGGATAAATTATGGATATCAGCAAAACTCTTTCAGAAAACAGAATTGACCTTAAACACCAACAAGAAGGGAATCAAAAAGTTAAATGTCCACAATGTCAACCACCCCACAATCCTAGAGACACGCCACTCTCAGTAACTATAAATTCAGATGGTGTTGTTTGGAATTGTCATCATTGTGAATGGAAAGGTGGTAAGAAAACAGGCGGACTGCACACACCATATAAAAAGAAGGAATACATAAAACCTAAAGAGCCTGTAGTTAGCAGTGATCAGTTTATGCTCAATTACTTTAAGAAAAGGGGTATCAGTGAACATGTCATCAAGGAATTTAAAATATTTAATGAAAACAATTGGATAGGTTTTCAGTATTTTGATGAAAATGGTTCTTTGGCTAATATCAAGTACAGAACAACGGAAAAACAATTTAGACAAACACCAAACACTAAATCCACCCTGTATAACTTTGATAGGATATGTAACTCAGATACTGTAATTTTCACTGAGGGTGAAATGGATGTCCTTTCATTGGCTGAGTGTGGTATTAATTATGGAACAACCCTACCTAATGGTGCACCAAAAGAATACAAAGGTGATAAAAATGATGCAAGGTATAAAGCACTTGAAAATTGTAAGTTAGTTGCGAAGAAAATAGTTTTGTTCACTGATAACGATACAAGTGGCAAAGCTTTGCACAAAGAATTGCTACATAGGTTTGGTAAAGACATATGTTGGTATGTGCAAATTCCTGATAATTGTAAAGATGCAAATGATGTTTTGGTTAAACATGGTGCTATGAAACTTAGAGAGATCATAGAGGGTGCTGAACCATATCCTATAGAAGGCTTACACACTGCTAGAGACTATTATGATCAGATTAATGACTTATATGAAGGTAACTACGAAAAACCCACTGAGATTGGCTTAGAAGGTCTAGACGATATATATAAGCCAATGACTGGAACATTCTGCGTGATAACTGGAATACCGAATCATGGTAAGTCTGCTTTCCTTGATCAATGTCTAATAAAGTTGGCTGAGAATCAAAATTGGTCATTTGCTTTATTTTCTCCTGAGCACTCAACATCAATGCACATAAGAAGATTATTACAAATGTACACTGGAAAATCTTTTGATGAAGGGTTCAGTAATAGAATGACAAAAACTGAAATGGTTGCTGCCTTAGAATTTATACACAAACATTTTTATTTCATTGAAACTAAAGATGCTATACCTTCAATAGATTTGATACTTAACATAGGCAAGAGTGCCATTTACAAACATGGTATTAAAGGTTTGGTTATTGACCCATTCAATGAAGTGTCAGCCATAAGGAGTGGAAACCAAAGGGAAGATGAACACATAAGAGATTTTATTTCTTTGTGCAAAAGATTCACAAGAATATATGAAATATGTTGTTGGGTAATTGCACATCCGACTAAACTTCCCAAAAGTCAAGATGGTTCTTATACACCACCTACTGCATATGACATCAGTGGTGCTGCACATTGGCACAATCAAGCTGATGCAGTTTTGACAGTACATAGAGATTTTGATAATAACAGCACGAGTGTTATAACTAGAAAAATAAGAGAGCAAGGCTTATATGGTAAAATCGGCGAAGCTAAATTTACTTATGACTTGAACAAACATATATTCAAAAAATACGAAAATGAAGAAGATGACTGGGATGATTATGTTGGCAGGTTTGGAGGTTAATCTTTAATTGTTTTCTTAGCTACTCTATCTCTTAATTCTGTTGATGAAAATGAATGTTCTCTTTTATTAAAATATACTTTTACGCTTTCAATATCACACCCAGTAAAATTCGTTCCTTTATATTCTTCACCCACGAATCTTATATCAGGCTTTACAAGTAAGAGCATATCAACTATGTCTTGCTCAGTTGAGAAGGGTATAACACAATCTACATACTCTACAGCTTGTAACTGCACCCATCTTTCAAATATGCCTTGTATTGGTTTATTTTTTTTATCAGGTCTATCTAATGTTGGGTCATTCAAAAGACCAACTACTAAATAATCACAATTCGCTTTTGCTTCTGCTAACATTGATACATGTCCTGCATGTAAAATATCAAATGTGCTACATGTATATCCTACAATTTTTTTTAATTTTTTATTTTTTTCAATCTCAGATAACATCACATAAACCTTCTATTTTTTGCAAACATAATTTTTTATCATCTGTATATTTATAAAAACGAATCCAATGTGTTAACTCCAAAGATTTCATAGGTATATTTTTATATCTCGCCCTCATGTAATCATTGCCCTCAATCCTTCCAAACATGATATTGAACCTTTCACATGACATTGATAGTTTACTGATATCTAAGAGCCAACTCGTATAATCATTTTTGTTATATATCGGGTCAATGTTGTAAATTTTTTTATCTGATGTTATGTAGTTATCAATTGATGCGTCTCCATGACAAAATGATTTGTTTTCATTCATATAATCAATATCAGGTAAAAATTCTATAAGACTGCGTGATAAGTTCGCATTGTCAATGTGTTCAATCAGTCTATCTATATAAACATCAAAATTATTTTCGTTTAATTTAATGTTTTTATAAGTTTCAATTTGATCACATATTTTTGATATGTTGTTGTCATTAAGTTTTTCAATGTAATCCATTGTTATAGTACCACCAACTAGCTTATGAACTTTCGGTACAGGCAAATTTAATGCTTCTGCTTTTTTATACCAATCAATCACATCAATCGCGTTGCTTTGCGTTTTGTATACTAAATCGTTTTGTCGCAATACATATGATCCACTCATGCCATATAATCTTTCTACTTTTAAATCTGCAAATTCTTGTGGTTTTAATGCTTTGTCGTCAACATAGTATGCTCCTAAGATTTTATTGAATGATAATTGATCGTATTTGACTTTATGTTTTTCTAACCATGACTCTATTTGTTTTCTATATTTATCATCTGCTTTTTTGTAATCACCACCACAGCTTAGTTGACCCCTCGCTGTCAAAATTATAATTTCCCAACCATTTTCATGGAGTTCATTTATTTTTTCTATGACAGGTGTGACTGGTTTTGAATTATCCCAATCTCTGTTCAGAGTAACAGAGATGGTGTCGTCTAAATCACATACTATTCTTTTTTCGTGATTCATAAGCTTTCTTCCATTGAATTATCGCTTCCAATCTTTTGTTGTCACCTTCTTCAGTTGTCCAATTAGGGTTTATCTTATATTTAAGTTTTACAAAATCAGGAAATTCGTTTTGTAATGTTTTGTAACACAATTCATGGGTCTGATTATTTCTAAATACTGAGTTGCCACCTTTTTTTCCGTGACTATGACTGAATGCGTAATTGTATAAGATCAAATTTTTTTTTCCTTTCGTAAGAAGCGATAACAATGCATAAAAATCTTCAAAATTTTTAGCTCCTGTTTTTTTATACATACCATCAAAACTTAGATTGTTATCTTTGAAGGTTTTAGTGTTTATTGCATAACATGAATATGATCTTTGTATTTCTTTTGTACTTTCTAAAACTCTATTATTGCCTGCCCTATCACTTATACCGACCCAAATATAATCATCAAGTTTATTTTCTAATTCTTGTAACATTGATTCATAAGCATGCGGATTCATTCTCCTTAATTTATTTTCTGAGTTCCTTTCATAAAATAAACATTGGTCATCAACGATAAATATTTTTTCATCTTCATATTTATCAATAATTTTTTGTCTTGTATCTGCGATACCATCAGTTACACCAAGATCAACGATCTTAGCCTTGCGGTTATAATATTTTAATAAATCAACCCTTGATGAATCTGTGGCGAGATATGTTATATCTTGTATGTCAGGGGGCAAATTTTTCCACGATTTTTGGTTATCTTCTCGCATGTATGTAGGAATAATAATTTTCAATTAATTTTATCCCCTTCTTTTCTTTTCTTTGCCCTTTCAAGTTCTTCTTCCATAGTCTTGCAATATTTAATATTTTCTCTGTAATAACAAACTATAGATACTCTTTCGTATGGTGTTTTAGAATCCATTTTTGTATTACCATGAACTTGATGCACATCAAAGTAACAAACATCACCACTACTCAAATCAAAAGCACAGTCATATCTAGGCATAACTGTATACCCACCTTGATATTTACCTGCACTCAAAACTGCTAAATTGCCCAACCCTTCTTTTAAATCTCCAGCATCTGTGTGATATGCGGTTTGAAAATTTTTATTAACTGTAACTGTGCTGAAAACTGTATCAGTGATAATAAAATCTTTACTGCTTTGATCTACAACTTTTTTTTGTGCTTGATATCTTTCAGGGCATGCTTCTTCAAACATATGGCTTATAAATTTCAAAAAAGGTATAGATTTACTAAACGCATCTTTATTTTTTTCTGTAAAAGCTGTTTGCCTACAGTAAGGGAATCTAGTATTCCTATCAAAATAGCCTGCTATCCCTGAATTCACTTTTTTTGCCCTCATTACCTTGCTCAGAGTTCCGTCTTGTTTTATCTCTCTGTATCTATGGGTTGATATAGTTTTGTGACCTATTTGATCATCGCTATCTAGAGGACCTGCTGCTGTTCCCCTGTTCTCAGTTTTTGTTGCTGCGTTTCTTAAGTTGTAAAATGCAGTTTCACAAACTTCTTTTGGAATTTTACCTTTTCTGAAAAAAAATAATGGTTCGCCATCATCAGTATAAGCATCGCAATCATCGTTGATTAATATCTTATAATCATTATCTGTCGCATACCTGCCCCTAAGATTATCAGTTTCTTTTTTAGTTAATACAGGCGATAAGGTTAATTTAGGAATTTCTATCTGATTCATTTTTTACTGCGTTGAAAACAATATCAGAGTAATTATCTTGATTGTATTTATCTTTTAATTTATCTAACATATTTTTGAATTGTACTAATGTATCAATATCATATAACAACATAAATTGTTTTATATTGGTTTCAGGTATTTCAAAATCGTCAGATATGCTTAATGAACTGTAATTCTCATCAACCTCTGGAGCATCAAACTTCAATAATTCACTGTTTATTTTTTGTATTTCTTCAAAATCAAAACCAGTCAATTTCAAATCAAAATCGCCTTCAACTAATTTATCAAACTCAACTGCTAATTGTGTAGAATCCCAAGACGAAAACTCTTGTGCTTTGTTATCCATTATTCTGAAAGCTGTTTTTTGTGATTCTGTCAAACCTTTAGCGACCTTCACAGGTACTACATCAAGGTTCATTAATTTCGCTGCTTTCAATCTTGTGTGTCCTGCTAAGATTATAAATTCTTCATCAACAACTATAGGAACTTGCCAACCGAAATTCTGTATACTATCAATTACACGCTGTACAGTTTTTGCATTCGTTCTGGGATTGTTTTCATATGGCACAATTTTTTTTATATCAGCTTCAGTGATTTCAAATTTCATTTTTTACTAGCCTTCATTTATATTATAAAAATCATTCGGAGCCACAACTCCCTCAGTAACATCATGCAAAATAACCATCTCATTATGCCTAGGAATTCTTGTTCCCAGTATCCATTTAGCTAAAGTACCTTGTGGTATTCGCACCCCTTTAGCCATTTCTATCTGATCAATAAATGACATTTGAGTGTAATTATTTTCTTTTAGGTATTGTTGTAATTTCATAATTTATATTCCAAATAGTATTATATGTTTTAATTAATATTTTGAACAGTCCAAATTAACACTTTATTTTTTACGAAACACTTTATTTATTCCGTAAAGGGTTTATAATGATGTTACATAATAAAATGAGGTAATAAAATGAAAAATAATCCATTTGAAGTTCATGGCATAGAACACTTATCTGCTAGTGCCATCAATCAATTCATAACCAATCCTGCTTCTTGGATTCTTAAGGTTAGCGGTCATA